TTCATATTATTTTAACTCCGTGGGTAACCCCATATCTTTAACTTCTGAAGTAGAAAACCATGTAGTATATGTTGTGTAGTACATATCATTCCAACGCTTGATAATATTTTTATCTTTATCAACAAACTTAACTTGAGCAAATAATTTTACAATATCTTTCAATGTTTGCTCTGCTTTCTTAGTATCGAATTTCTCATCTAATTGGACTTCAGAAATTTCTTTAAAAGTTTTCATTATCTTACTTCCCAGTATGGCTCGCCGTCTTTCTTACCTGATGGTGAACCTGCAGGTTTAGTGCCTCTATAAAATACGCCTGTATTTGCGTCTCTTAATAAATCAGCGCCAGTCTTTGGTTGTACTGGTGCTTCTGTTAACATTTCTTTATCGTCTGACATAACTATACTCCTAGTTTTTGTTTCATTGTTTCAAATTCTTTCCAAAGTGCTCTAGGCATTAAATTTCTAAAAGCACTTTCATTATTATCCCATAATGCATTGCGTACATCAGTAGCAGAAGCAACACGGGGTGTTAAGTTCCAGTTAATTTTAAATTCATGATCTGAATCTAATTTTAATCTAGAAAATTGTTTCTTATAATCTCCGAGACGGTCAGAACCTGCATGTACTGCAACTAACTCCATTCCCTTCTTACGTAAATCATTAGCAATAACTGGAATATAACCAGTCTTTACTTCCATAATTTCCGCCTTCTTATCAATCTTTTTAATAAGCTTTGTTTGATATTTAGCATCAAAAGGATTACGCTTCTTATCTTTAGAAGATGCCTCACCCTTTACAAGAAGAATAATAGGATTCTTCATTGTCTTGATAATAGCCTCATGTCCAATATGGATAGGTTGCATTCTTCCCAGAAAAATACTTACTTCCTTGGCATTATCATTACGGGCCTCAAAATCAAGCCCTTCTTCTAAAAATTGTTCGAATGATTTCACAAATATTCCTTTTTTAAATAATTAGCAGTATCTGTATCACCATTCTTTTTAGCCGTGGCAATATAAGCTTTTACAGCATTTTCTTTATCAGAAGTGTTTAATAATTCTCTAAACATCTTACTAATAGTGGATGATTGAGCACTACCCTTTTTATATACTGAATTATCATCAGAATAAGAATACCACCAATCATAAGCATTTAATAACTTTTTAAAGTCTTTTATGCTCGCACCTTCTGTAATTTGTTTAAATGATTTCATTATTTTAATTCTGGGTACTGATCAAATACATCTTCTTTTCTCCATCCAGAGATTTTAGTGTAATATTTAATCAAAGCTTCCTTAGTACCAGTCAAAGACTGAACAGCGTCATATTTAACAACAGCTTTAATACCTAAAGCTTTCCAGTTCTTTTTATCTTTTTTACCAATATCAAAATCTACTTTAAGAGTAACTTCTTTTTCTTCGTTAACAAACCCTTCTAATAACTTTTTATCTAAACCTTTGATTTCAGATGCCCAATTGATATCAATAGAAACTTTCTTAGCTTCCGCGATAATTTGTTTATAAGTCTTCATAATTTTCCTTTGTTTATTATATTTATACAGGACTGAGTTTAGCTTTTACTTTCTTAGCTATACCTAGAACGATAGCTGATACAAATTGCACTGATGATGGGCCAGGCCAAGGGAATGACATACCAATAACACCAGTTACGAATAAAATTAATAGTTTAGCACCATCAGGTCCACCGAATATAGCAGATAGAGAGAACTTACCAGCCAGTGCTGTTAATATATCACTCATATCAAAATCATATGAGAAGTCGCCAGTGAATGTCATATTGAACCAGATATACATTAGCATACCCGATACTGCAACTCCACCCAATCTTTTAATTTTCTTATGAGATTTTAAGTATGTATCTAATTTATCCAACTCTTCCGTAGTCCATTTACCAACAGCAGTGTTTGCAATATAATCAAAGATTACTTTTTGAACGTCTCTAAATACCTGAAAACCCTTTTTCAAAATAGAGAAGATCTTGTCGAAAGACCATTTAATAGCTTTGAAGAATTTGAATACAACTTTCTCTTTGAAGAACTTAACCATATCTTTAAAGTTCTTCTTGAGAATGATTGCAATGTTCTTAACAAATTCAACCTTCTTTTTAATAAAGCTTGGCATTGATAATTCATTAAGACTAACACCATTCTCTATCTGTGTTAAAGCTTCAACGAACATTTCATATTCGTAGTCGGATGTCTCTATGTGCTCATTGAACGATTTCATCACCCTCTGCTCCAAGAACCTTGGTCATAACCAAATAGTTTTTCGATGCGTTTCATTTATTTTTCTCGGATAATTTCAAAGGTAGTACCACGTTTTTTATGGATAGGCATCTTTGCTAGTTTATCGGCATGACGCATAGCATCACCTTTAGCAAAAAATACAGTACCTACTGTTAATTTCTTACCATCTTTAGTAGTTGGTACAACTCGGTATACCTCATTAAGTCTTAACTCTTTAAATGTTTTCATATTAGAACTTAACGCCAGCTGCCTTTGCTAATTCACCGAATGTTTTCTTACCAACAGCACCTTTAACTATTGTTTTATCACCTTTAATAAAGCTTCCACCGTCAAAGTAAAATTGATCTAACGTCTTTTCACTACCACCTAATGCAAGATTTACAATCTTACCAAACGTTGCACCTTTATTAGGAGCAGGAACATCTCTTGTAAATTTAGTGCCTTTAGGTAATAATGCTTTAAGTTCATCGCGATCAGAAGCACTCATATTAACTGGACCATCTGCCGCCTTTCGATCTGCGATCATTTTAATTACCGCAATAGCAACCTCTTTAGGCATTGACTTTGCTTCTGTTAATACAGCTTGTGCCGCTTCAATTATTGTCTTCATATCTTGTTCTCCTATTTAAAACTGCTTTAAGCTCTTTAAGCTTAATGTGAGTAAAATCAGAAACTAATCGCAGTATCTTAGCCTCTGAATAATCCGGATACTTTCGATGTATCTCATGTTTCATTTTAATAGCTGCCTTATACTTATCTTTCTTTAATAATAAGTTAAGCTTATGTTTAACCTTCTTAGGCAATAAATCTTTAAACCTAAGGGCAGCTTCTTTTTCATTTAAATGTTCTTTAAAAGATATCATGCCAACGAATTAAATTTAACCGCCAAATTATACCCTTGAGCTAATTTATTATATGGCTTTGATTTATTAGTTCTTATTGACATATTCAATGTTAAAGTTTCTGTGCCTGCCAATAGTTGAATATGAAATTGCTGTTTGCTCTTACCAATATATGCTTTAACCGTTTTAACTTTAGGTATGAATGCTTCCAAATCATCCTCTTCAGTTAGTATATCGTAGTTGGTTCCTATAGCTTTAACTACAACTAAAGGTACTGAATCATCGTTATTTAATATTTGAGTATTGATAAAGTCTAAAGTACCGCTCTTTGATTTATTGAATGCATCCACAATGGCCGATCTACAAATATCTAGCATCTCATTATATTTGGCATCTATAATATCATCCGAATTGTCCTGACGATATTGCATGATAATATCCAAATGTTTAGTGGGTGACCAATTTTTAGGTAGTCCTATATCTTTATGAATAGTATCATAAACCGTGCTTTGAAGTTTATCTAAACCGCCAAGCTCAGATAGGATAAGACGTACGTATGTATTAAGCTTAGGCTCTTCAGATTTTGACGTGCCAGCCTTAAGCGATACGCCTAGCATTTCACCAGTCTTATACTTTAAGAATATATCACCCTTATGGTTCTTATCGATACCTGCTGGTTTTTTTCTATATCCCCAATATACTTGAGATATTTTAGATTTGGCATTTTCTTCTTTTAGATATTTTAAAATACCAAAAGCATTTTCCATTTTCTCTTGGAATTTAGATGATTCTGACATAGCATTAATAAACTCTTTACCAGTCTTAGCATCCTTACCATTAACATAAATTGACTTATCGTACTTACCTTGTAATAAGTATTTCATACATGCATCTACATCTGAGAATGATTTATTAGACATGAATAAAATAGCCGGAACTAGTTCAGTAATGGTTGAATTTAAAGTTGTTTCGGTCATACCACCAGCTGTTGGTTTAAACAATAATCTAATTTTATATTTGCTACTCACAATTATATCATAAGATCCAACACTACCCATATAAGAATCAATTACAATATAATCAAAGTTGTCTTCTAATATCTTAATAGTTTTTTCATATGCCTTTACCCTATCGGTAGAAACAATCTTTAGAGTCTCCATCCTAGAAGTAGATTTGACTGATTGAATACCGTCACACGCTTTACCTAATTTCTTGCATACAACTTTTTGTATCGCTTTAGATATGCTTGCTGTACTAGCTTCATTAATAAAGGTTTTAAAGTTTTTCATTATAAATTATAATTTTTTGGCGATTTTAGCAAATGATTTCCAAGTATTACCAATTGTATCATCAACTCTACCTAAAGCTGTAGCAGCTTTAATATTATTAGCATCATCACTATCATCAAGAACCATTACTAAAGCCTCAAATGCCTCATGCATTTCGTCATACATTGCATCCACTGCTGAAATTTCGTCAATAAATGGTCCTTTACTATCAAATGTACCTTCTTTAATTGTTTTTCCTTCTACCACATTTCTAATTGATTCTTCTAAATTCATTTCTTTCTCCTATAATCTGAAATTTAATCCAAGCAATTGATTAACCGGAGCAAATGTTCCTGTTAATTTAATAAGTTCTCCCTTATGGAAAAACGTAAGTCCTTCTGTAGGAATTATAGCCTTAGCACCACCAAGTGTCTCAAGTCTTTCCAATTCCATGCCTAATTTATTTATTAATTTGCTATCCTTACTCTTTAATACGGCCGCTGATACCTTCTCAATTTGTTTCTGTATCTTAACAATAGCCTTATCTGGATTCACTGCCATTAAATCAGACATCATGTGTAATATATCCGCACCTAATTTTAAGAAAATCATCTCTAAAGGCTTCACAATATTTTTAATATGTTCCATCAACTTCTTATCTTCCGCGGTTACAGTCTTAACTAAATGCTTGGGAAGACTCTTCTTGATAGACACAATCTTAATACTCTTATCTACATTACTCCAACGTGAAATAATATCGTTTCTAAGAGCCGTAGAGATTTCATTCTTCTTATCAATATCATTAAGTAGGTTAGTGAAGTACGATCTACGAACGTCTATGATAGTGTCAGACGTGCCTACACCATAACCCTTACGGTATTTTGATAACATACCAAGATACTTACTCTTCTGAGCTTTAAAGTCGGCTGATTGTGGTAGTCTTACAGTGGATAACTTACGAATATGGAATTTTTCTTGTTGATGAGCATTAACCTGTCTGAGCATACCGTCAAGCATACGTGCAGTTTCTTTATCAATTTGTGCTGTAGGTTCACCAGCATCATTATGAATCATACCACCATGTAGTCTTAATTCAGTGACCCCATATTCAATCACATTCTCGGCCTTTTTAGGCATCATAACCTCTACCGACACCCATTGTCTACCCTCTTTAAAAATAGTCTCTCGTTGAGCACTAGACAATTTCATAATACCATTATATAGATCTTTCATGGCCTGCACATAAGCATCACCATTCTCTCTACCTTTGAATTTCGATGCCATACCAGCAACATCTAAAGCATCTTGACCACGATTTTTAAGATGTTTTTTAGATCTAGCGGCAATGATTTGACCATCTCTGAATGATAACATTAGGTTGTGACCGTCAGTTTTTTCTTCCGCGTAGTCGAGTTTACCTGCCAAGACATCAACTATAATGTCTGACATATCACGGAATGTGAAGTGAGTTATATCGAACGGATGGGAAAGGTGAAGACTTCTCTAATAATGACCCGAAGGTCAATGCCCAAAGGCGCCGCCTTCAGAAATGGCACGAACACCACTATTACGATTAAAATCTTTTCTAAAATTATTAAATGTTTGCATGGTAAAATCCAAATTTATATAAATAAGTATAGGTCACGAGAGTGCAATCTCCACCTATTCTAATACTATGAAGGAGTATCAGCATACATGTATATTTATCTATATTTAAAAAGACACAATATAACAGGCTTAAAATATCTTGGTAAAACAACTAAAGACCCATATTCATATAATGGTTCTGGTAAATATTGGCTCAGACACTTAAAAAAGCATGGCACCGATATTACAACTAAAATTTTATATCAAACACAATCAAATGAAGATTTTAGATTGGTTGGTGAATATTTTAGCAAAAAATGGAATATAGTTAAATCTAAACAATTCGCTAATTTAATGACTGAAACTGGCACTGGTGGTGCTCAAACAGGACAAGCGGCATTAAATATTTCTATTGGTGTTAAACAATCATATATTAATAATCCTGATTTAAGACGACAAAGATCTGAATCAATGAAAAATTATAAAAGAACTCCTGAACACGCAAAAAATCTAAAATTAGCGATACAAAAATACCAAAAAAATCATAGTGGTGTTAATAGCCCTTTTTATAATATACCAAGATCTGATGAAGATAAACAATCAATAAGCACTGGCACCAAAAAAGGAATGATTAATAGTGGGGCAAATCAAAAAATATCTGAATCCTGGCTTAATAGAAAAATTATTGAATGCCCTCATTGTGATGTAAAATCAAAAAATGTGAGTAATATGAACCGATGGCATTTTGATAATTGTAAACATAAATGATTATGCAATTATGCTATCAAACCTATTCTTCTTAAACTCCGGTTTTTTAGATACTGTGCTCATGACGTTCTCTGTAAGAGAAGCAGAGGCCTCTTCATCAAGATTAATAAGTTTCATATGAGGGTAGTCAATACCTGTAACAAAAGCTTTCTTATAATCAGAATATCTATTCTTAAGAACTTTGAATTTGATTTGACCTAATTGTTGAAGCTCTTCAGATGTTGTCATACTTACCATGAAGTCAGCGGTGGCTGGTAGACCGAATGATTCTGCTGTTGCTGTCATATCAGGATCTGTATCAGAGAATCCTGCTCTATTAACCTGAGCAGCTGACCAGATAGGTACATTATTCTCTACAGCCAAGCCTCTTAACTCTTCCGCGATGGCCTTAACATAATGATATGAGTTTTCAGAACCACCACCAAATCTAGCCGAAGCACAAATACCTAGATAGTCAATAAAGATTGCGTCTGGTTTGAACTTCTTTTTAATCGATAGTTCTTTTAATAGAGCTCTAAAATTATTAGCGGATGCGCCTGATGTAGGATATTCCTTTACAACCAATCTGCCCTTAACATTTTTAACAGCATTTTTGAATTTAGATTTGTATTCGTCTCTGCTTAGATCTTCAATATCGTTAAGAGATATATTTAATATGTTAGCGTCAATTCTTTCAGCAATACGTTCTTCCGCCATTTCCATAGTAATATACAATACATTCTTACCTTGAGCCATATAAGCTGCGGACAGGTGACATAGAGCTAATGATTTACCAACGTTAATACCAGCAAGGATAATATTCAAAGTCTTGTTTGGAATACCACCTTTAGTAGCTTTGTTTAAATAGTCAATATCACATGGGATGCGTTCTTCAGTCTTATGATAG